CTGTGGCTTTGCCTGGGTAGATGTTTTCGTAGCTCGCACCAATTCAAAAGAAGCCAAAGAACTACTTAAAGTTGGTTTCAAAAAGAGTTGGAGAGCTAAATGTTTGAACCTTTGGAGCCCTGGTGGTTACAATGGTCAAAGCATGGACGTTAAAGAAGCTGGTGCCCATGCCTATGCAGAAGTCCTAAGCAAGTATGGATTCAAGGCTTATATGGGTGCAAGAGCCGACTAATCAAGGAGAATATATGTTAAATTTTATTTTAGGTTTCTTTGCTGGTGCCCTTGTAGTAGATTTTCTTTGGGCCTCGAAGATGGGCCTGGTACAGCTATTCATAGCTAGATTCAAGAGCTGGAGGGCTAATCGCAATGCCAAGTAACACTATAAAGATCCTTAACGGAAATATCATAGGTCCTACCACCCTGGGCACGGTGGAAAAACGCTATTTTAATCCCAGCAGGCTAGAAGATCTACTAGAATATAAGCATTTCATAACCAAAGGACGTTGGAAAAACAGTACCTGTCCATTTAGGTTACAGTGGCCATACTTGACCATACCTAATATGCTACATGAAGTGGTGGCTAGGCACTATGTGACCAAAGAGCTTAAAATCAAATAGTTCGTAGGTAACGAGATCAACCCGCTACACTCCGGCGGGTTTTTCTTTGGCTGTTAGACCTTAGTTATAAGATAAATACTCTAAATAGAGAACAATTATGTCAGCAAACGGAATCGCAAATTTAGTATCAAAACAACTTAAACAAGAGCGTAAGCTGGCCATCGCCGAAGCTAAACGCCAAGGTAAAGATGTAGCCGTCAACGGAACTATCACTGGTGCAGGCAATTCAGCACAACCATTCTATCGCACCCTTAACACGGCTAACATCAATATATTACCTACTAAATATTCTGGTAATACCATAACAGATAATGTCCTTGATGGTAACGTTTTAATATCTGGCAGACCTTACACATAATAGCCAAAGGCTCTTGTTCTTTTCATTATATCTTGCTACTATAACTAGTATATCCCAATAAATATATAACTATGATATTTGGCTACTTACTCCTATTAATCGCACTGACCATATCAGCAGTCGCAGCATTCTACAGTATCGCAGGACTTACTGCTATATTCGCCGCGGCATTTTGGCCTATCGTTATCATGGGCACGGTGCTTGAACTTGGTAAAGTTATCACCACAGTTTGGCTACACAAGTATTGGGATCGTGTCGCACTTCAATTCAAACTATATCTAGTTCCAGCCATTGGTATCTTGATGTTGATCACATCAATGGGTATCTTTGGATTCCTGAGCAAGGCACATTTAGATCAAGCAGTGCCAGCTGGTGACATCAGCAGTCAAGTGCAGATATTTGATGACAAGATCAAGACTGAGCGTGATAATATCGAAGGTGCAAGAAAAGCTCTTAAACAAATGGACGCACAGGTTGATGAGAAATTAAGTCGTACCACAGATGACCGAGGTGCAGAACGTGCTGTACAGATACGTCGTAACCAATCCAAAGAGAGAACCAATCTCCAAAACGAAATTTCCTCCGCACAGAAAAAGATTTCAGCACTACAAGAACAACGTGCCCCTATCGCTAGCCAAGCACGTAAAGTAGAAGCAGAAGTTGGTCCTATCAAATATATCGCCGCACTGATCTATGGTGACAATCCAGATGCTAATCTATTAGAAAAGGCAGTCAGATGGGTGATCATCTTAATCGTCTTAGTATTTGATCCTCTGGCATTAGTATTAATACTTGCGGCTGATCAGACATTTACTTGGCATAGGCCTAAACGTCGAGATGATTGGGAACAGGTATGGCAACCAAAGAGTGAAGCATGGCCAGAATGGAATGATTTACCACCTGCTACTGAAGACTTTGATCCAAGACCCACGTATGAATCAGATGATGGGCAAGATACAAAAGATTTCTTCGCCCGCGGAAAAGAGCTAGCCAACGCCATTGATGCTAATGATGGTAAGTTTCCAGAACCTGCGTATGAACCAGATGATGGTCCGCTAACTAACGAGCAACTGGATAAAATACAAGAACTAGCTGATCAACAGATCGCAGAAGAACAAACAAAAAATGCTACACTCACACGCGAACTAGAGGCAGTTAAAGCCACAGCCGAAAACCTAAAAAAAAAGTTCGTGAGTTGGACGGAAAAGTTCAAGCGAAAGAATTAGAAGTCCAGGCCAAGACATCAGCACTGACCCAAACAGAATTAGATCTAGCCAATGCAGTACTAGTAATCCAAGAAAAAGAATCCAAAGTTGTCGAGCTTAAATCAGAACGTGATCAAGCCATAGAAGTAGTCGCAGAACTGATCAATGAAAGCCCTCCAGAACCTACACTAGTACCACAATCTATAATCCCAAATTTAGCTTTAACTGAACTTGATGCTGATAATGCGCCAACATCAACTGCATCATCAACTGCTGGATTTGGTACCAAATTTCCTACCAATCCACAGAAAGGTGACATGTTCTTGCGTGTAGACATGCTACCAAACAAACTATTTAAATGGAATGGTCAAAAATGGATAGAAGTAGTTAAATCCACAACGGACCGATACGCCTACGAAGAAGAATATATAAAGTATATAACAACTAAGATCATCCAAGGTGAGTATGATATGGATGATCTCAGTAAACCAGAACAAGATGCAGTACTAAAATTATTATCATATGAACAAAAAGGACGATTATGAGCACTAGTAGATTCGTAACATATCCAAGCACCGTAGAAATTAATCCAAACCATCGAGTGGTATTGATTGATGCCACAGAACAAGAGCTAACTCAATTGAAAAGATTCCTCCAAACCAGCGAAGAAAACTTTGATGTCTACATATATCCAAGTGACAGCTATGATTTAGAATGGTTGAATTATGCCAGCTCTGACGCTGAATTAATCTTAATTAATGATGCTAGCCAAGTTCGAGTGACACCCACTGGTACTAGATATCAGGGCAATTTACTAGAATATTTTGAACGTATTGAACTTGACCTCCATGCTTAAAACATGTTATAATAGTCACAATGGTAAATAATATACTACTATAAAGGACTATATGGCATTTGAAAATTCATTAAAAGGCAGCACTGTTTACGTTAAGAATGATAACGTAGAACAGGCTATGCGTAAGTTTAAGAAAAAGATACAGGACAGCGGACTATTGTTAGATATGCGTGCTCGTGAGTGTTATGAAAAACCTACCACAGAACGTAAACGTAAAGCAGCCGCAGCCAAAAACCGTTGGAAAAAGAAACTTCAAAGCCAACAGTTGCCTAAGAAATTATATTAATTAAGAAGGGTTTTTAATGCATGCCCTTATCTTTGCTGACAATAAATATCAGCCAACTAGAATGGGGATCCTTCGAGCTCCTGGTGCTCACAGAATAGCCACGCTAATCAGACGGCTCGATATACAAACTGAAGTAATAGATTTTTATCTCAATTGGTCAATTGACGAATTAAAACAAGTAATCGACTATCAACTAACTAAACCAACATTATTCATAGCATTTAGCTGTTCTTTGATGTTTGACGGCATTGAAGGATTTGACGTTATACGAGATTACGTTAGATCAAAAGATCCTCGTGTTGCTATAATCGTAGGCGGAAATAAAACTTTGCAAAAAGGTTTTGCGGGTGCCGACTATTATGTCGAAGGCCCTGGTGAATCAGCTATACTTGCGTTAGTTAATTATTTGCAAGGAAAAACTTCTGTATTAAAATATCAATTGATCAATGATAATAAAGTGTTAAATTCTCTATTAGATTATCCAGTTAAGTCTTTGGAAAATTTAGACATAGCATATCAATCATCAGATTTTATATCTGCGAATGAAACCCTATCGTTAGAAACTGCACGCGGTTGTATTTTTAAATGTGCATTTTGTGACTTCCCGGGAATAGGTAAAAGTAAATTAGATTATCTCAGAGATTTCAATGAAATACGAGAAGAATTACTAAAAAACTATAAAGATAATGGTACTACAAAATACTTTGTAGTTGAAGATACTATCAACGACACAGATGAAAAGTGTGAGCTGTTAGCAGAATTAGGATCATCTTTGCCATTTAAATTAAGTCTCATGGGATATATGCGTGCTGACTTATTAATATCGAAATCTTATAATATAGATAAATTAGTTCGTGCTGGCTTCAGAGGTATGCATTTCGGAATTGAAACGTTCAATGAACAAGCTGGTAAAATAATTGGAAAAGGAATGCCGTCAGATCGTATGAAATCTGGACTAATTGACCTAAAGAAAAAGAATCCTGATTTATTTTTAACTAGCACATTCATAATTGGATTGCCATATGAAACACGAGAAGAAATATTAACCACCGTTAATTGGCTTAAAACTGAACGTGCATTGGATTTTTGGTCATTTAATCCATTAGTAATACCTAAGAGAGATCCCACAGTGCATCATTCATATTTCACTGATAATTTTAGATTATATGGTTATAGCGCCATGTCAGATGAAGAATTTGAATCTAGAAAACATGAATTAGAATCAACATCGTTTGGACTAAAATGGTGGAAAAATATGATACAGTGGAAAAGTAAAACATTTGATTTTATAACTGCGGCTCAGTTTGTATCAGAAGTTAGCCAACTGTCTTATCAATATAGGAAAATAGATGGATGGTCGGTATTTGCTATTTCCGGACTTGGCATAAACATTGATGATTTATTCCAGATGAGTTATAACGGAGAAAATAAAATAGATGATACTAAAATAATATCCGATACTACTAACTATATTAACCAATATAAAGAATTAAAACTAAATTATTTACGAAATTTTAGTCAAGATTCTTGACAAAATAATAATAGTATATTATAATGTTTACGTGTGATAAATAATTGTATAGAGTGCCTTAGGGGCTCTATATTTAGATCTTGCTTAATTAAAGGAGAAACTATATGTCTAAGATCATCGGTATCGACCTAGGAACCACAAACTCATGTGTGGCTATCCTAGAAAACAACAAACCCCGTGTAATTGAAAATAATGAAGGTGCTCGTACTACACCTAGCGTCGTTGCCTATGGCGATGAGATCCTAGTTGGCGCACCAGCTAAACGTCAAGCAGTAACCAATCCAAAGAAAACTATCTACGCGAGCAAACGCTTGATTGGGCGTAAGTTTGACGAAAAAGAAGTACAAAAAGACATTGACTTAATGCCCTACGAAATCGTTAAAAACTCTAACGGTGATGCATGGATTAAGATCGATGATCGAGAACTAGCCCCTCCACAGATTTCAGCTGAAGTATTGATCAAAATGAAAAAAACAGCTGAAGACTATCTCGGCTATGAAGTAACACAGGCAGTTATCACTGTTCCAGCTTACTTCAATGATGCACAACGCCAAGCAACTAAAGACGCTGGTAAGATCGCAGGTTTAGAAGTCTTGCGTATCATCAATGAACCAACAGCGGCCGCACTAGCATTTGGTATGGATAAACAAGAAAAGGGTGATCGCAAGATTGCAGTATACGACCTAGGTGGTGGTACATTTGATATCAGTATCATTGAGATCAGCAACGTTGATGGTGAACATCAATTTGAAGTGTTGTCAACCAACGGAGATACATTCCTTGGTGGCGAAGACTTTGACCAACGCCTGATGGACTACATCATTGATGAATTTATGAAAGAGTCTGGTGTTGATCTAAGCAAAGACCAACTGGCTCTACAACGCTTGAAAGATGCGGCCGAAAAAGCAAAGATTGAATTATCAAGTGGACAACAGACAGCGGTTAACTTACCTTATGTCACTGCTGATGCTAACGGCCCAAAACATTTAAACGTAAACATCACACGTAGTAAGTTTGAAAGCCTAGTTGAAGAACTAATCAATCGTAGTATTGAGCCGTGTAAGACTGCTATTAAAGATGCCGGTATTGATGTTAGTGAGATCAGTGATGTCATCCTAGTTGGTGGCCAAACACGTATGCCTATGGTACAAGCCGCAGTTGAAAAACTGTTTGGTAAGGCTCCACGTAAAGACGTCAATCCAGACGAAGCAGTGGCAGTTGGTGCAGCTATCCAAGGTGCGGTACTTGCTGGTGACAAGACTGACGTACTATTACTAGACGTTACTCCACTGAGCTTGGGCATCGAAACACTTGGTGGTGTTATGACTAAACTTATTAAAAAGAATACTACTATTCCTACCAAGGCCAGCCAAGTGTTCTCCACAGCAGATGACAATCAACCAGCTGTGACAGTGATTATCGCCCAAGGTGAACGTGAGTTTATCAAAGACAATAAAGTACTAGGTCAATTTAATCTAGAAGGTATCGCTCCGGCACGTCGTGGTCAACCACAGATTGAAATCACTCTTGATATTGATGCCAACGGTATTCTTAAAGTAAGTGCTAAAGATAAAAACACTGGCAAAGAAAACAAGATCACTATCAAAGCCAACTCAGGTCTGACAGATGAAGAGATTGAAAAGATGGTACAAGATGCTGAAGCCAATGCTGAAGTAGATAAAAAAGCACGTGAAGTTGTTGAAGCTAAAAATATTGCCGATGCACAACTACACGATATACGTAAAGATCTTAAAGAATATGGTGATAAGATCACTGATGAACAAAAGTCTAAGATCGAACAAGCGATCACTGAAGTTGAAGAAGCAATTAAAACTGAAGATGCTGAAAAGATCAAAGACTCTGTAACCAAGTTGTTTGAACCATTATCAGCACTGTTACAGGCTAAACAAGCAGCAGAAACTCCACCAACAGTGGAACCTGGTGCTGAAACTAATTCAGAAAAACCCAGCGACGTAGTTGATGCTGAGTTTACTGAAGTTAAAAAGGATGCCGAATAAGGGTCCTTTATTTAATCTTGCTTAACTATAAGGAGAATAAGCTATGAAACAAGTATATATTAACACTCTGGATATTCCAAGTATCCAAAGATTTGCAGTTGGATTTGACCGCATGTTTGATGAGCTCAGCCGAACAGCTGGTACATTAAATGCCAGTAACTATCCACCTTACAACATCATCAAAGAAAGTGAAACTATCTGGAAGATTGAGGTAGCGGTCGCAGGTTTTGATGAAAGTGAGTTGGATGTTGAGATCGTTAATAACGAACTAGTTGTCTCTGGTGCTGTCAACAAAGAAAACAAAGTAGAAGCTCAGTATCTACATCAAGGCATCGCAGGTCGTGATTTTGAACGCACATTCGCTCTTGCAGAAAACGTTGAAGTCAAAGGTGCCCAAGTTAAGAATGGTATCTTAACTGTTACTTTAGAACATATCGTTCCAGAGTCAGCTAAGCCTAAAAAAATCGCTATTACTTTCCAAAAGTAATTGCAATTTAAAACGAAAGGTAGTATAATTAATAGTATGGGCGGTAGAAATATCGCCCGGCTATTCAACTAAAATATGACAAAAACATTCGAAAAGGAACATATGGGTACCAAGGCCGTTACTAGGACAAAACCACAACCTAACTTTGATCTTAAAGAGCCATTGCATTATAAGGTTATCTATATCAATGACAGTGTAACTACCATGGAATTTGTCATTGAAAGTTTAGTTACGGTTTTCAATCACAGTCCAGAAGATGCACAAGCAATCACATTAAAGATCCATGAAGATGGAAGTGGTATTGCTGCAATATTACCTTACGAGATGGCAGAACAAAAAGGTGTAGAAGTAACCCAACTTGCTCGTAATAACGGATTTCCCTTACAGATTAAACTCGAACCTACAGAATGATTTTTAACAAAGTCCAAGAATTAAAAGCACAGGGCCTACGCATAGGATTTACAGCAAGTCAATTTGACATGTTACACGCAGGACACGTTGCTATGTTAAGTGAAGCTCGTAATCACTGTGATTATCTTATCGCTGGATTACAAAATAACGCCAGTTGGGATCGTCCAGAGAAGAACTCTCCAATCCAATCAATTGTAGAACGACAAATACAGTTAGCGGCAACACGCTATGTAGATGAGATCGTGGTTTATAAT